CAAATATGGAGGCAACAAAATGACAATGAGAGTATTACTCGGACTTACCATTCTCGGCATCGTTCTCGTCACAGTCGGACTGCTGGGCCTTTATGTGAATGTTACCCATAGGCTCAACAAGCTCCAGAGAGAACTCAAGGCATCTAACCGAGACATCCGCAAGAATCACAACGAGATAAAGGTGCTCAAGGAACGTGCAGCTCAGGAGTCTGACCGCATCATCATTCAGCACGAGTACAAGCCTGCTGACATCAGCTTTCCGTCTCAGGAGGTGTGAGTATGGCCTACGATCCTATCGAAGAAGCCCGCGACCTCGCATTAAAGGAAGAAATGGAACAGGCAACTAAGCCGAGAGTTCTCGTCAGTACCCGGTTTATGGAAGTGCAGAATATCGTCGGTTTTAAGGAACTCATCAACATTCATTCCATCTCGGAGGTTTTTCCGTACTCGAGAACAGTAAACGGTAAGGCGCAAGTGGTTACTAAGCTCATATTCACGAACGGAGAGGACATCACAGTTGCGCACAGTTACACGGACATCAAGAACGCACTCAAACAGTATTACAGATGACAGGAGGTAAATAAATGTCATTAAACATTAAAAAAGGACCGCAGAAGAGAGCCTACAGAACTATCATCTATGGTCCAGAAGGTATCGGCAAGTCAACACTTGCATCTAAGTTCCCTAACGCAGTCTTTATCGACTACGAACATGGAACTGACACGATGGATGTAGCTCGTTTCGAAACTCCGTCAAGTTTCGAAGAGACTATCCATCTTCTTAACAGTATAGCACAAGAGGATATATGCAAGACAGTCATCCTCGACACCGCTGACAAACTCGAACAGATCATCACCAAGTACGTCTGCGAGAGCAAGGGCCTCAAGTCCATCGAGGATGCTGGTTACGGTAAGGGCTATACATATCTGCTCGAGTCCTGGATAGAACTGCTCAAAGTTCTCGATAAGGTCATCGAGTCCGGCAAGAATGTCGTGCTTGTAGCTCATGCTCAGATGCGCAAGTTCGAGCAGCCTGACGAGATGGGCGCTTATGACCGCTGGGAGCTCAAGCTGTCGAAGAAAACCGCTCCCATTATCAAGGAATGGGCTGATATGCTGCTCTTCTGTAATTACAAGACGACAGTCACAGAAGATCCTAAGACAAAGAGTAAGAAGGCCGTAGGCGGTAAGCGCGTCATGTATGCGACTCACTCGCCTGTCTATGATGCTAAGAATCGCTTCGGACTGCCTGACTCTATGGAGATGGACTTCGAAGAGATCGCTCATGTCTTCTCTGACGTTCCTGAGAAGAAGTCTAAGAAGACAGAGCTCCATGAGACTATCGACGCTCTGGAAGGCTTCGAGGCATGGCTCATTCACTTCCTGTCGGTACAAGATCCGACACTCACAGCTAACAACATCGACGAACTCGAGCCGAAGGCTATCGACTTCGTTCATTCCAACATCAAGAAGTTAATTAAGAAATATCAGGAGGATGCTTAAACTATGAAGATCGAAGTATTCGAAACATCTGACTATTCGATATTTAAGAAGCTCCCTGGTAACAGAGATCCCAAGAGCGTTAGCAAAATTATCGAAAGTATAAATGAGGTCAGATATATTCCGTCTCCTGTATGTGTAAACGAACGCATGGAGGTAATAGACGGACAGAATCGTATCGAAGCCTGTCAGCGGCTTAATATCCCTGTTCACTATTATATCGTTGAAGGCATAGGCATTAAAGAGGCGCGCCAGATGAATATAGGGCGCAAAGACTGGAAGCCTGTCGATTATGTCAACAGTTATGCAGACACAGGAAACGAGAACTTTATCCGCTTTAGAAACCTTATGAATGAGTCCGGTTATCCTGTTCAGGAACTTTATGCTATCTGCAAGGGGATTATCCTTCAAGGCGGCGGCGCATATAACAATTCCATTAAGGACGGAACATTCATCTTTACAGAAGAAGAAGCAGACAAAGCAAGAGAGATTATCGAAACTCTCGACGAGATATTGCCTGCGCTCAAGAAAGTTGACGGCTCTCGCAGACTGCTTGTGACCGCTTTTGCGTGGATATTGAGACTTGATAAAGTCAGCAAGAAGCGACTTGTCAAGACTGTACTTGAGAACTATCCGCTCTTCATTCCTGCGGTCAGAGCAGATCTAACCTTGAGAGATTTCAGCGAGTTCTATAACAAACGATATTCAAAACCGATTTGGTTTGATCTCGAATACAGAAAACAAAGATTTAATACACAGGAGGATAACTAAAAATGGCAGATTATTCATGGGACAGCACGGTACCGGCAACAGTAGAGCAGAAGGAGTTCTCATTACCGCCCATCGGTGAGTATAACTTCATGGTTATGTCAGCAGAGAAGACATACTCACAGAGCGGGAATCCGATGATCAAGGTCCGCCTCGATCTCCAGGGCGCAGACGGCTCCGTCTTCGATAACCTCGTGCTCACAGACAATGCCATGTTTAAGGTAGTCACATTCCTCGAGTCCATCGGCTTGAAGAAGAAGGGCGAGGAGCTCACCATGTCCATCGGTGATGCCGTAGATAAGGCAGTAGGCAAAGAAGGCCGCCTCAAGATCAAGCACGAGGCTTATAATGGCAAGCTCGGCGCGAAGGTGGATAAGTATCTCATCCCCACAGCGAAGAAGGCTGCCACTGCTCCCGCTATCGCTGACGACGATGTTCCGTTCCAGATCGACTGATTATGGAAGACAGACAGAGGATATTAGATGCGCTTAGCGCCATAGATCCGTCGAGTCTGACCTATCAGGAGTGGATAGACGTGGGAATGGCCCTCAACTCCGAGGGCTTCCCCGTGTCTGTCTGGGATGACTGGAGCCGTAAGGACACGAGCCGTTATCATGCCGGAGACTGCGATAAGAAGTATCAGACCTTTAAAGGCGCAGGCACTACGGCGGGAACTATATTCCATATCGCTGAGCGGTTTGGATATAAGCCTCACGGTAAAGTCTATTCATGGGATGACTTCATTCCTGCCGAAGTAGAGAACTACGAGGAGACAATAGCATCCAACGCTCCGAAGAAGGATAAGCCTTATCAGATGGCTATCAAGTACCTCGAGACACTCTTCGAGCCTGACGATGTAGTCGGATATGTTCACTCCGCTATCTACAAGAAAGATCGCCAGAAGTGGGTGCCTGCTAACGCGGGCGCATGGCGCAAGCGTGACGACATCATAGCCGACTTGAAGAAGTTTAAGAACTTCGATGCGTTCGGCTCCATGAACGACGAAGCAGGGGCATGGATAAGAATTAACCCGCTGGACGGTAAGGGCGCAGGTGATAAGAATGTCACTCGATATACCTATGCTCTCGCCGAAGCTGACGATATGCCTATCGAAGAGCAGAAGAAGTTACTCATTAACTTAAAGCTCCCCATCGCAGCTCTCGTAGAGTCAGGCGGTAAGTCAGTTCATGCAGTCGTAAGAGTAGGCGCATCGAATAAGAACGAATACGAGCAGAGAGTAAGACTGCTGTTCTCCGAGCTGGCTAAGCATAACTTTGTGGTAGATACGAATAATGCTAACCCGAGCAGACTGTCGAGGATGCCCGGTGTCATGCGTAACGGTAAGTGTCAGACACTTCTCGCTACCAACATCGGCTGCTCTACATGGGAAGAGTGGCTTGACGAGCTCGAGGGCATCAGCGACGACCTACCCGAGATACACTCCGCTCGTGACATTTTCAATAACCCTGTCCCCGAGCCTCCGACGATCATAGACGGAATACTCCACCAGGGTGCCAAGATGATAGTCACGGGAGACAGTAAGAGCGGTAAGACTTGCATCCTTATGAATCTGGCTATTTGCATCGCCGAAGGATGGGAATGGCTCGGCCATCAGTGTATGCAGGGAAAAGTCTTATATATCAATATGGAAGTTATGCAGTCCGACTTCGAGACTCGCTATCTGTCCATATACAAGGCTTATGGTAAGCCCGCATCTAAAAAGGGCATGGATAACTTCGAATGGTGGAACTTGAGAGGCAAGGCTGAGCCTCTGGAGAAGCTCGCGCCGAAGATCGTCAGGAGATGCCGTAATCAGAAGTACCTCGCCATCATCGTAGATCCTATCTATAAAGTGCAGGGCGGTGACGAGAACAACGCCGAAGCTATCGGTAAGTTCTGCGCTCTGTTCGATAAGATCGCCGAGGAGACAGGTGCGTCCATGATATATGTCCACCATCATGCGAAGGGCTCGCAGGGTGCGAAGAAGGCTATGGACCGAGGCTCCGGCTCTGGTGTCTTCGCTCGTGATGCCGATGCCATCATCGACTTCTCTGGACTTGTGGTAGATCCAAACACTAAAGAGCTCA